GATCTCGGTCTTCCCCTCTTTCATGTACAGGTAGGGATTCGCCTGGATCCGCATCGGGGATCCGTTCTTGATGAGGTAGTAGGCGAGGTCGAGCAGGGACAGGTCGGCGCGGGTGCCGAGATCCACCGCCCGCTCGGACCACACGATGGGCTTGCCCATCAGCCGGTCCGGCTCGCCGTCCCTGGCCGACGGCTGCCAGACGAGGTTCGACCCGGCGTCGACCATCTGGCAGAGCTGCGGCAGGAGGGCATCCGACGCGAGCCAGAACAGGCCGGTCGCCCCCCGGCGGCTCTTCGAGAGCATCGTGACGACGTCCACGAACTTCACCTGAGACGCCGTGTCCCTGGCCACGTCGATGTGCCCGGCCGCCGACGCGTGACAGGCCCCGTGGGGCTTGCCGACTCCGTCGCCGTTGTAGAACGCCTGGTCCTCGGCCGCGACGGCCGCGCCGGAGAGGAGGCGCTCGATCAGAGGGTTCGCGGCGCGCCAGTTGTTGAGGAGCTTGTTGGTGACGACGACGTACCCGGAGACCTCGTTGGGCTTGAGGGTGACCTCGCGGAGGTAGACGTCCGAGGCGTCCGGAGCCTTGCCCTCGGCCTTCCAGGCCATGGTCACGCCGCCGAACATGTTCCGGTCGTCGGTGCCCTGGTCGAGAGCGGGGATGGTGTACTCGGCGTCCGGGGGATCCCCTGCCTCGATCGTGACGGCCCGCGGCCGGAAGATCGCGATCTGCTGGTTCAACTGGCGCACCGTGGTCTCGAACTGGGCCGGCACGGCGAACCCTCCGCTGGAGCCCGTCTCCATCTGGAGGGCCCGGATCCTCGGGTCGTGCTGCTCGTACCTGGCGAGATAGCAAAGCTCCCCGATGCAGGAGATGCCGCTCTCGGGATCCGGCCGCTGGGAGTTGGCCGGCATGGAGCGGACGACCTGCTCGGGCACGCGGGCGAGGTCCTGGTTCATGGCCTCGGCACGCTCGCAGGCCTTGATCTGGCGCTCGAGCAGGGCCGCGTCCCGTTCGAGCGCGGAGAACCGGTCCGCTTCCTTGTCCGTCCAGACCTTGTTCTCGTCCCCGCCCGTGACGAGCTTCTTCATCTCGGCGGCGACCGCGGCGCGGTGGGCGCGAAGGTCGTTGATGTCCACAGGCTTTCCTTTCGTGCCGCTCAGCGGCTGGTCATGCACCGGCCCGCCGTGGACCGATCGTCGGCCGGTCCGTTGGTGGCCCTGACATGGCCTCGGCGACTTCGGCCGCCGGGCACTGACACCCGAAAGGTACGGGTGTCACCTCGGTCAGTCCAACGGGCCGATCTCCTTCTCGAGCATCCGCACCGCCGCCCGGGCGCGGCGCTGTCTGGCGAGCAACGCCCGCTGCGACCGGTCCTCCTCCCGCTGCCGGGCCGCTTCCGGCCCGCACTGATCGGCCACGGCTTCGGTGAGCGTCGGGAAGGTGGCAGCTTCCGCGGCCGTGACGATCGGCACATCGGCCCACGCATCCGCGCCTGGCGCTGGCGCGGCGAGTGCCTGGCGGCCACGGGTATCCGTTGGGCGGGGGGCGGGGGCCTCGAGGTGCTCGAGGGGTCCGGCACCGGGGTGCAGAGCACTCGGGATCGGCGACCGGGCCGTCCGCAGTGTCTTCGGGATGTTGACGTACCCGAACGGGGACAGATCGAAACCGGCGACCTTCTTGGACGCGGATACGACGTCCACGAACCCCTCAGCGAGCGCCTCGTCCGCCGTCATCCACGTCTCGGCGGCGAGCAGCTTCTGCAGATCGGCGCGGGTCCGGCCGGTCCTCGCGGCGTACGTGTTGAGCATCTGACTCTCGATCTTGTCGAGGATCTCGGCTTGCCCCCGGTGGTCGGCAGCGTTGCCCATCGTGAACCCCCACGGGCTGTGGACCATGAACATCGCGTTGTCCGCCATCCGGATCTCGTCGCAGGCCATGACGATCAGCGTGGCGATGGAGAGGGCCGAGCCGTCGATGTGGCCGATGAGCTTCCCGGGGAACCGCGTCAGGGCGTTGTAGATCGCGACCCCTTCGAAGACCAGGCCGCCCGGGCTGTTGACCCTGACGTCGACCTCCGGGGCATCCGCGAACGAATCGAGCAACTCGATGATGGCCTTCGCCGAAAGCCCGTCACCGAACCAGTCTTCCCCGATCTGGTCGTAGAGGAGGATCGTGGGACGGGTATTCCCGTCCGGGTTCTTGTCCTCGCCGAGGGCCCCGGCGCCGCGCCAGGCCCGACCGTAGTGGCGTACCAACCAGCTCTCGCCGTGGTCCCTCTTACCGCCCATGGCTCTGCACCTCCGTTGCGAGCTCCGCCGGGAGGGATGTTTCCCACGCCAGGAGGAGTCGTTCGAGCTGTTCGGCACCGCCGCGGGCCGCCGCGGCGAGCGCATGCTTCTGGCCCTCGACGTGGGCGGTCGCGGCCCGCTCCGACACGGCGAGTGCCCGGGCGACGAAGGCCACGTGGGCCTGGTACCAGTCGTCGGCCCAGGCGCCCAGATCCTGTGCTCCCTGCTTCTCGATGGCCTTTCGGATGGCCCTGGTCTCCCTGGTCACGACACGCTGTGCGGCATCTTCCACGAGGGCCTGCTCACGGGCACTCGGGCCGACGCTGGGCAACCGGGCCGGGGCCGACGGCTTGCCCCGGTCGCCGTCGCCGGCCGGCTCATCGTCCCCCACGGGGACCATGTTGAGGGGCCGCAGGTACTCGTCCCCGCCGTCATCGAGCGGGTTCATGTTCTCGAGGGCCCGGATGTCGTTGACCGACAGCCAGCCCCATTGGCGACCGACGCTGTACGCCTTGTACCGGGCTGCCAGGTCGCCCCGGAGCAGCCCGGCGACGTTCATCTCGCAGAAGAACCTGCCCCGTTCCTCCGACCGCAGCAGGTCCCGGTGGGCCGTCTGCTCGAACCGCACGATCCAGGGGGAGAGGGAGTAGACGACGAACTCGATCCCCTGCTGCTCCATGTTCGCTCGGGGCTGCGAGATGTGCTCCGCGAGGCGGTGGAGCGGGACGTTGAACCACCGGGCCACCTCGGAGATGTCGAACCGCCTGGATTCGAGGAACTGCAGCTCATCGGACGACATCTGCACCTTCGCAAACTGCATGCCCTCCTCGAGGACGAGCCACTTCCCGGCGTTCTCCGGACCGCCGTACTTCTCCCCGATGCTGGTCTCCAGGCTCTCCCGGATCTCGGGCTTGAGCTCGCCTGGGTGCGACAGCACGCCGGAGAGCTTGGCACCGGAGGCTAGCATCGCCCCGGCGTGATGCTCGGCGGCCAGGGCCACCCCGAAGCTCTGGCGGGCCAGCCGCACGACGGACAGACCGATCAGTCCGTCGTACGACAGCCCAGCCACGTGCCACATCCGATGCTTCGGTACCGTCCTGGCAACGGATCCGAACGACGAGTCCACGATGCGGTATTGGAGCGGACTCGTGGGAGTCTTACGCTCGGGCGTGACGTAGGCGCTTGGGATCGGGACGAGCTCTCGGACCCGACCGGCGTTGTCCCAGTAGATTTCCGCGTAGCCGTTGCCGGTGAGCAAAACGTTGAGCATCATGCACACCCTGAGCTGCTCTGCGGTCTGCTCGGCGTTGGAGGCCCAGCGCAGGATCGGAGCCAGCGGGTGGTCCGGTGCCGGACGGCGGCTCACGGCTGACGTCCGCTCGAAGACCTTGAACGGAACCCCGCCCACCGGCTCTGATAGGATCCTGGCAGAGGCGTACACCGCCGAGATCGTCAGCGCCGTGGACTGGGACACCACCTTCCCGGCATAAGTCGGCGTGCAGCCCAGGGCTTCCAGGATGCTTTGGGAAGGCTCGGCCATCGTGCAACCCGCCTTGAACAGCCAGTCAAGGATCATCTCGGGCCTGCCGTTCTCGCGGCGAGTCCGGACGCCAGGCCGAGGCCGAACAGGAACGACCCGCCGACGATCCAGGCCGCCGCATCGCCGCCGACCAGCCAGACGCCACGCACGATCCCGGCGGCTCCACCGAGGACCAGGCAGTCTCGGACGAACTCCTTCATGGGGCCCCTCCCAGCACGACGACTCCGCGGCGGTCGTACACCGAAGTCTTCGGGCCTTCAGTAACGATGGCCCTTCCGAGGGCCATCACGAGCGCCACGATCCCGTCCACGCGCTCGTAGCACCGGTCCTTGGCGATTCTGACGTTTTCCGAGGCATCATGGATTACGGCAGCATTCGAGGCCATCCACCTGAGTACCGGATCGGCTCCAGTCCTGAGCTTCCCGGCGACCAGCGCCGCCTCGAGCTGCTTGCAGGGCTCCGACATACTCCGGAACCCCTGCCGGAACTCCACCATGGGCAGGCCCTCGGCCTGGAGGTGGATCGCCGTCTGCATCGCGTTCCACGGGTCGTACGCGAGCTCGTGGATCTGGAACCGCTTCGCCAGCGCCCGAACCTCGTGCTCGATGAAGTCGTAGTCGATGACGTTGCCCGGGGTGGCCTTGATGTACCCCTGCCGCACCCACACGTCGTATGGAACCCGGTCATCCCTGACACGCTTCTGGATGCGGTCCTCCGGTACCCAGAAGCGCCGGACCACCTGATAGGTCCCGGACGGGCGGGGGAAGACGAGGACGAGGGCCGTGATGTCGAGCTTCTGTGACAGGTCGAGGCCGCCCCAGCACGAGAGGCCGGCCAGAGCCCCCTCGTCCACGGGCTGATCGCACGCGGCCCAGCGGTTCATGTCGATCCAGCGCTCCGCCTGCTCGGTCCAGATGTTGAGGTGGAGCCTCTTGAAGGCGTTCTGTGCGGCGGGCATGGCCAGTGCCTTCGCGAACTCCCCGTCGAGGTAGGAGCGCGGGAACGACACGTCGAGGTTCGGGTTGGCCTTGTACCAGGTCTGAGGGTCCTGCCAGTCGTCGCCCTCGTCGATCGACGCGATGAACCCGAACCAGGAGTCGTCTTCCAGGATGCGGGACGTGACCTTGTGGGTGTGCTCGTGGTGCTGATAGCACACGGACTGCCGGTCGAAACCGGCCGTCGTGATCTCGAACAGGAGCGGCTGTGGACGGGCCCCAACCGCGCTCGTCATGACGTCCACGATGCCGCGATTGGCGTGGGCGTGGACCTCGTCGATCGAGACGCCGTTCGGGTTCAGTCCGTGGAGCGTGTTCTCCCTGGCACCGAGCGCCTCCAGTTTGGAGCTCGTCGTGTAGTCGGAGATCACGTACGTGCCCTTGAAGACCTTGAGCCGACGGCGGAGGGCCTCCGTCCGCACGACCATGTCCCGGGCGATTTCCCAGACGATCTTGGCCTGGTCCCGCTTCGTGGCGACGCAGTAGACCTCGGCGCCGAGCTCGCCGTCGAAGAAGGCCAGCAGCAGCACGATGACGGCGGCCAGGCAGGACTTCCCGTTCTTGCGGGGAATCTCGACGTACGCCACCCGGAACCGCCTGGTGCCGTCCGACCGCAGCCAGCCGAACAGGGACCCGACGATGAACGCCTCGAAGGGCTCGAGCACGAACGGCTTGCCGGCGAGGGGACCCTTGATGTGCGGCAGCAGCGCCGCGAACTCGATGGCGTCCAGGGCGGCTGCTGCATCGAAGTGCAACCCACGCCCCCCGGCGGAGACCAGGTCGTCGAGGTGCCTCTGACAGGCCTCGATGACGGCCTTGCACGCCACGACCTCGCCCTGCACGACGGCGCTGGCGTAACGGGTGACGGGGTCAAGGAGTTCGCTGGCGGCGCTGCTGGCGCTCATGCATCCACTTTTCGAGCGGGTCCTTGGCGTCTGACTTCTTGCCGACCGAGATCCGTCCGCGGGCCGTCGGCGTGAACCCGAACTCCGAGGCCAGGGCACGGAGGTGCTTCATCGCGTCGCTGCGGATGCCGATCCACGGGTTCGCGGCCGTCGTCGCCCCCTGGGTAGTCACCCGGTCGACGACGGACCCCTCCTCGGCGATGTGACGCTCGGCCTCGACGTACCTGGCCCACCACTGGCAGTACGAGGCCAGGGCCGCCCGGTCCACGAGGGACAGCACGCCCATGTCGTGGAGGATCAGCGCCGTCCGGCGCCACTCCTTCTTCGCCTCGTCGGCGAGCCACGACGGGCAGCTCGGGATCTCGTGGGGCGGTTCCGGGTGCAGGTCGGTGTTTCCGCCCTTCTGCTTGCGGGTATCCCCGTCCAGTAGCCGTAACGCGGGCGGCTTGGGCTTCCTACCCCGCACCTGGACCGCCTTTCGAGAGGGGTGGGCGCGTGGAATTCGCGGGATAATTTTGCGAGC